GAATTGCCATCTCCACTTCGACATCACGGCGATTGTAGGACTTGAAGAGTTCCCACTTCGCTCCCGTGGGTTCGTGGAAGGGAGGCGTTGAGAAATAGCGAATCAGAGCCTTGCCCTCGGTCATTTTCTGCTCTTCCAATCCCAACACTCTGGCCACGACGGCAAGTGAGAGCGGCAGCCCCATATAGGCAGACCAGACCATTGTGCATCGCCAACTGCGAGGGCTGAGGAAGTGAGCGCGCTCGGTAGTGTGAAGCATCCCTAAGTCCGACAAGTATCGCGACAAGCACACACGCTCAAAGTTGGCGTTGAATGCCCACTTGATGACGCTATCATCCGCCAGCGCATCCAGAATTTCCTGCGGAATCCGCTCACCACGCACGAGGTCAATGACCTGCACCGCGCCTCCGTCCACGGAATATCCAAAGAGCAGGATCGCGAAATCCTCTGCCTCGGTGTAACGATATACGCCGCTTTTCCCAATATCCACACTGCTCCGCGTTTCGAGATCGATGGACAATGATTTCATGTCACTTCTCCTTCCGTGACAAAAGCAGCGAGGAAGAATCCCCACTGCCCATGTCTGTCAGCCGTTATTTAGCTGAGAAAATCCTCGTCTTCGTCTGCGAAGTCATCCTCGGCGCGGGTCTTGCCCCCGAGCGGCTCACCGTCGGAAATCTTCTGCAGGTTGTTCAGTCCGCAAGCGATGCCCTTGTTGCCGTTCGAGTTGAATGCGTAGAAGTTGATGCTTGCGCGTCCGTAAACGCCGGAGTAGACCTCCGAGTGCTCGATGATCGGATTGCGGGCAGCATCCACGATGCCGGGCGCGGTCGCAGAGTTTGCGTTGATGAAGTAGCTGTCCTTATACGCCTCATCGTCCGGGCGTTCCGCATCGCCATCACGGAGCGGCGTCTTGATCGCCGTGAGCGCGGGGACGGATTTGCTGTTACCCTTGAGCTTCGACTGCCCTTCCTCATATGCTGCCTGAATGGCATTCTTGACTGCCGTGACCGTCTTGGTGTCGGACTTGGGGATAATGAGTGACACACTGTACTTCGGCGTACCGCCGTTGATGGACTTTGCCTGCCAGACGTTGGCGTAGCTCCAACGTGTCTTGACACCCGTGATCACTTTTGTCGGATTGATAACTTTTGCCATGATGTGTTTTCCTCAACTTTCCTTGAAATCCTCTGCTGCGGTATTCATCACAGGCCGCTTGTCGCTCATCGGAGCGAGGGTTGGTTTCCCCTGCGGTTTTATGACGAGACTGCCGAGCAGTTCCTCAAACTTACTTTTTCCAAGCAGACCGGTCATCGCCGTAATCCCGAGCAGTTTTTGCTCATACGGCTCAAAGCCTGCTTCTTTGACGGTTTTAGCGACAGCCGCCTCATCGGTGTATTTCCGATTCGAGCGTCCCTCGACCAGTTTCCAGTCCGTCCACTGTTTTCCTTGGATCGCCCGCTGCAGGGCGTATTCCTTGATGTCGCTGACCCATGCGGCGAGTGTGTCAGCCTTTGCAAGCACCGCTTCTACTTCCGAATCTTCCAGTGTCGGTGGCATTTCGAAGTCATACCGGGCGAGTTCCAGATTGTACTCTGCCCGCTTGCGACAGGTCGCCTTGATTTTGCAGAACTGACAGTGCGCCCCTGCACAGAACTCACCTTCTCCTGCGTGTGCCAGCTTTGCCGCAGGTACAAGCGTATCTGCCGCCCATGCCAGAAGGTCGGCTTTCGAGATTCTGAACTCCGAGATGTTGGCGAGACGAGGTTGGAAGATCACCATCCGCACACAGTCGATGTCGTACAGACCGTCGAACATCTGGATGCACCCGAGTGCGTAGCACATCATCTGCGGATTATGGTCGGCACTGACCTCGATGCCTTTGCCGTGTTTGTAATCCACGATGCAGACGGTCTTACCCGAAATGATAAGCGTGTCGGCTGTACCGAAGCCATCCGGTACAAACGCCGAGAAATCGACGCGCTGCTCCACCGACACCATCGTATCCTTCGACTCCTCGCGGAACTGTGCCACAAGCCCCATGACAAACTGGGCATAGAATTCGGCACACTCTTCCATCTCGCTATCATAGGAAGACAGCTTCTTGGTCGGGTCACGCACCCGCTCACCCAGAGCCTTGCGGAGTTTGTACTCGCAGAGCGTATGCGCGTCCGTGCCTTGTGCAGCATACTCGCTCGGCGTGTCGGATTGCTCCGCATTGAGCCGCGCCGACGGCGGACAGGCAATCCAACGTGCGGCAGAGGATGCCGAGAGGACGGCGTGTTTACGTGCCAATCTTCTCAGCCTCCTTCAGGAGTGCCGCATAATGCTCCGGCGCGATGTTCGACAACCTGTCCGCGCCATGCTTTTCCAGCAAAGTACGGATTTCTGCCGTAAATCCCCCCCGAGATTTTTGAGCAAGAACGCACCGTACATCTTCGATGGTCAGCGTAGCTTCCTGCGGAGCGATGGTTTCGACCTGTTCTGCAGGCGATTCCTCGAAAGCACGTACCAAACGCTCTGCCGCTCCAAGGAGCATTTCGCCGCAGCTGCGGATTTCCGACACCGCAAGTTCCAGTTCTTTCCTATCCACGACATATACCTCCCACGTCCTTGATGGCGATCTCTCGCACCGTATCTCCCGGCACGAGGATCGTCAGCTTGCATTTCTCACCCAACAGAAAGCGAAGGATCCGCTCCCGCAAGGTGATGTTCCGACAAGCGACAATGCCATCGTCCATTGACTCCTTGGAGACACTGATTTTCAGATTGTGCTCCATTTTGCTTTACCTCTCTTTCCGAGGGATTTTCCTTCCCTCTGATAGGTAGCCTTGGGAGACCGGAAAAAAGGACGTTTTCTCAAAAAAATATTGCCCACCACGAAAAATTCGCAGTGGGCAACGATCAGTAATATTCATTTATCTCTGAGACTGTGCATCATGTCCTGCAGTTTCTGTGGAACAGGAAGCCCCATCCGCGCTGCGTTCTCGATGATCGAGATGCCTTCATTCGAGATGTAGAAGAAGATTACGGCGGAGCGCAAGACGCAGCCGCTGCCGATGATGTGGGTATCGAGGACATTCGCCACGCCGACAAGGGTGAAGATGCAGACCTTCTTGCAGATTCCCTTGAATCCGATGGTACTGGACAGCTTCTTCTCCACAATCGCACGCAGAACACCCGTGATGTAATCCGTTGCCACAAATGCGATGAGGGCATAGAGCAGATCGTCGAAGCTGCCGAGGAACTCCCCGACCACGATGCCAATGCCCGCCGCATAAAGACGTATGGTAAGAATATGATCCATCATCAAAGCCCCCCTGCTTTCTTCCATTTTCCGAGATGATCCATCCTATGCAGACGGCGGTTCAGACAGCCGCGCATCAGATGCGTCAGTTTTCCCTCTTCCCATAAATACAGTTCAGAGGTCTCATTCCACAAGATGGAACTGAGCACCATGCTAACGAGATATTTCCCTTGATCCAAAGGGCAGATATTCACACGTCCACCCGCATGTGTATCAATCTTCATGATTAGCTCATCCTGCGCGTTATAGATGGGGGTGCTGCATTTGCCGGAGTCCCCCATAAAATTCCTATCGCTTGGCAAAAGCATATACATCCCGTCATAGATGGGAAAGCGGACACTGTAATCCGGTGCAATCCATTTCGTGTGAGATTGTTGTGTTTCGCCGGTGACAGGATCTTTCCACGAAGTTTTGGATTCCTCGCTCCACGGTTCGATGTTCGTGCCGTCAAAGACCACATGGCGCTCGGAACTGATCCAAGTCCCATCCCACAGCTTCCGCGATACTTGATGCCATATGAGCAATTTGAATCTTCCTTGCTGATCCACCCGTCCTTCGAGTGGTTGGCAAGTGTAGTGGTCATACGGATCGTCTACGGGGGGAGTGCCAAATGCCTTCTCAAGATCGTATGTAGCGATGATCTTTCCATTGCACCTGACATGGGAGATGCCATTATGATGCTCCATTCCGACAATAGAATCCACAAGGACGTTTCCATACCCGAGCGTGTAGACATTTCCCTGTTCATCCATCTCGGCATCAAGATAAGCGTCATCAAAAAATGCAAAATGACTGCCGCGATTAACCATCCACTCTTCGTCTTTGCCAAAGCCAAGATTGCGAAGTTTACCTTTCGCATAATATGCATAGCGGGTCAATGCTTTGTTGTCCTTCCACTCGCGCCGCAGAATCGGTATACCGGAAAGGACATTCGTCGGAACGTAGCTGCTGCCGCTCTCGGATTCATGACCGTAGACGCAGCGACCGTCCGTCCAGATCCATTCGCCCGGATAGACGGTGCGATTTCCTATGCAGGTAAGCCACACACCATCAGCAAGCACCCGATTCCCGCTCACTGCTTTCACTCGCGCCCTGTGCATCGTCTCACGCTCCCACAATGACGGCAATGCCGCCCCTTGAAATCTGTACCCACACAAGACTTCCGTCACTGGTGTTACAGTCCACTGCCGTACGAAAGGGATAGGATCGCTCTCCGATATGAACACGTCCATTCTGAATCCTTCCGCGCTGTGCCTGTGATTCACCAACTTGCGAATTCTTTATCCCTGCCCGTATTGCTACCGCTAGTCCAAGAACGCCGTTCACCCGTACCACCTCACCATCTTGATGGTCTGCCGCAAAAGACGCGGCGTAAGCTCTACCGTATTGGACTGAAGGAAGTATTCGTGTCCCTCGAAGCGGATGCGCTCGGTAAAATCGACGATGTGGTCAATGTCTGGGACGCCGTTTTGAATCTGTGCACGAATCTCCACCGTAACTGTTTCCTGCGTCTTGCGGTTGAGCCATTCAATCGCTCTCGTCAGCGTCTGTAAATACTCCAAGCCCACAACGGGAAACTCGGTGTCGATGAGAGAAGAATACGGCAGTGTATCGTCACTGGCGTAATGAGCACCAAGGCTGAGATTCGACTGCTCGACGGTGAACTGACTTGCCTTGCCGCCAGGCTTTCCCTGCGACAATGAGCTTCCTTCGAGCACGCCGTCCACATAAACCGTGGTCGCATACCATCCGTAGCCAAGCGGCGCGTGGTAGGTGATGCGCTCCGTCCCCTTCTCACGGCTCCAATCCTCCCAGTCATATTCCGTATGCTTCTTTCCGTCATTGACCGCCTCGGTGGTACGTTCCCACTCCTTGAAGAGATAAACGTCACGCCCTGTAGAGGCGTAAGCGTAATCCGTGCGACTTGTCGAACCGTCCACATTGTGTGTGCGCTTTTCGGCAAGATACTCCCCATCATAGGAATAGGTGCTGTAGCCGTTCTCATTTGTCTCGCGCACGAGAAAGCCGTTGGAGTAAGTGCGGCTGATCTCTTTGAACGAAATCGTACCCGTGAAGGGAACAGGTACAGTGTCCTCCTCGTTGTGCGCCCCGCTCTCATGATTGTTGTTCGCGCTATGCCAGACGGAGCGCACGAGTTTGCGTTCGATGGTCGGCTGTGCGTGCGGCCAGTTCGTGATGTCAATGACAGACTCCTCCATGCCGCGCTGAATGATATGGAGCGTATCTCCGCGAATAAAGACATTGATCTGACGCTGCGGCAGTTTTGCCGTCCAGCCGAACAGTGCGGAGATGAAGTCATGATACGTCATCCCGCTTCCCTCAACGTTCTGAGATGGGATGAAATCATCGGTCAGACGGTGTAATTTCAAACCAAGTGCTGCGGCAATCTCGGCAGCATAGCGCGACACCTTCGCCCGCTCGACGTAGATATGGATGGGGGTGTAGAGGAGAGTGTCCTTACTGTACGATCCCTTGACGGACTGCACGATGCCGCGCTGACTCGTTTCCTCGACGAGGAAGCGGAAGGCATAATCCATCACACGCCCCTCAACACACGCGCCGATGGCAAGCGGCTGGACAGTTTCAAGTTGAATGTTATCCGAGAGACTGAGTTCTCCAAGCGTTACGGAGAACGAACGAATGCCCCGCTCCCTGAACTCTGCATAGGTCATTGTATGGGGAATCTCTATCCTCGTATCTGCAAGAATCCGTGACTGCTTAATGAGTGTCCGCTTCGTATCTACAAGAACCGTACCACAGCGACCAATGCGCCGCTCGGTGTCCCCCGTCACCGTGATTTTCTTGACGTTCCGAATATCGCGCAGGGTATCTGCACGCATGGCAATGCCTGTGTTGAGATGGCGCGACGTATCTCCGCGCACCTGCACGGATTGACGGAATACGGGAATCACCGTGGCGTATATGAATGGTTTTAGGTGAACGCGCCCGAACGGCAGCCACGAAATGCAGACGGCAGGTTTTAGCTTGATGCTCACGTCCCCGCTCTCCATCCGAACTGCCGCCCCGTGAGTTCTTCAATCGTCATGGAGACGGATCGCGCGTCCGCAACAACGGATATCGGATTCTGCTCTACAATGTGCCTTCCGTATTCCGTGATATTCCCGCCGCTCTTTTCAATCGCCGTCAAAGCACACAGCCCCTCTGCCGTGCGATAGGCGGGATTCCCGAGAAGAGAAATCCCCGTCACACGCGAGTCCGCTCCGTACTGCGTGATAAGTGACGCGGTATCCACAGATTGCAGAATCTCCTGATTCGCAGCCATCGCCTCATAACTTCCATCACCGCAGTCGGTCATATTTGTTTGCGTTGCCTTGACAGGAAGCGTAATAACCTGTTCCTGCGGGCTGAGCTCCTCATCCGAGAGGATGAGATTAGATAACAGGGCATCGCTACTTTTGCTGCAGAGGGTTACTGTCTTTGCTTCGGAATCCCCGGCATACCAGAGTTCTTCGTTCTGTGCATGGTAGATTTCACGCCCGTTGACCATGACGTGCATGATTCCATCGGCATGATTACCCTGCTTGATATGAAACCACAACGTATTGACAGCATCTGTGCGGATCACCCCTGCGGTGTCGGTGAGACTATATATATTACGGCCGTCTTTACGAATCTCGATGTCCCATACAGCGCGGTTCGGGCTGATCTTGATGCCGTTATAGTATCCGATACATACCCACACAAGCGCATCTTCTGCATTCGTTGGATTTTTTAGAAACACATCGAACCGCCCGTATAGCTCCGTCGGGATCTCCGAGAGCAAAAGCCCCCTGTTCATCTGCGTTTGCCAAAAAGATATGCCCGTTTTACTGTACTGCTCCCCCGTCACCGTTGTGCCGCCACGAACCGAAAGCAGCTCCGCATAGCCCGGATTGATATATTTGAACGCCATACAGACCTCCTCAGCCCGACACCAGAAGCCCCTCTGCCTGAATGTCCACGCCCGTATCCTGCTGCGGCGGCTCATCTGCAGTGCTGAGTGCCTTGACCCAGAATACAGTATTCGTGTCGCGGACGTTCTGCAGTGAAATAACATCCTTCCACTCGGCGGACTCCAATGCGGTCTCGGTCGTGTATCCGTTATTGATTGCCGCTTTCCACTTATCCGCATGATCGCCAATGAATTTGATCGTCAAGGCTCCGTCGATATGGAAGCCGCTCTCGCAGCGCACGGCGCACTTGACGGCTTTCTGCTCACCCTTACCCGCATCGAGGAGAACGGAGATGGGAGAAAGTTCCGTGCCGGAGCTGACCTCCGTCCCGTCCTTGCCGCCCTCGGTTGGATTGTTCATATAGATATGCAAGAGTTCTGCCATTGTCATACCCTCCAAAATTCCAGAGACAGTTTATATACCTTCGGGAAATGTGCCATATACTCGTAGGACTTCACCACAACACGCATCAAGGCCAGGAGATTCCCGCCCTCGTCCGTTACGGACACCATCGTGCGGCTGTCCCAATATGTCTTGATTTTCTCCCAGTCGGCGGCGGTCACAACAACGGCGCAGGAAATGCGGTCGCCCTCTGGGATATGCCCGAAATCCTGCACGACCGCGCCGCCGACAATCTCCAAGAGCTGCTGACGATCATCGGGAACGATCTGCCAGTTTTCAACGGATAATGTCTGTACCTCACCAATTTGAATATGAATTGGAATCACCTCCAAGGGCATTCTCGACGGCGGGGCGAATGCGGTCGGCAACATGATCGGCAAGCATACGCATTCCCTCGTTGTCCTCCGTAACGGCGTTCTCGATTTGCACCTGTATGTGGATCTGTCGATTGTCCGTCATGGACGGCGTGGACTGAGCACCATTGGAGGAAGAAGTGACATTTTGTCCCCCTCCCTGCACAATCTGCGCCTGTTGTCCAAGCCCTGCCATCATCTGAGAGTAGGAAAACTCCTGCCCGTTGACACGGATGTGGGAACTGTCCTCACGCTTCTCGGGAGCGAAATTCGGCAGAAGGTTTTCCATCGCCCATTTGCGCCCGGACTGGAACTGCTGCAGGAGTTCCGGTGTCAGCCCCAGATCCTCCGCTGTGAACTTATTCTTCTTGCGAAGATACTCCATCAGCCCGACCTGCCCGGATTTCTTGAACACCTGCAGTTCCTCTTTCTGGGAGCGGAGGACTTCCAGAGCAGCGTTGCGTTTGGCATCGAGCTTCTGCTTCTCTGCCCAACGTGTCGCTTCGACCTCGTCCAGTCCCTTCTGCACCCACGCTTCCTTCTCGCGCTCAATCTCAGCAAGACGATTCTCAAGCTCGGTTTTCCAGATGGAGTCAATATTGGATGCAACGTCACGCTCCCATTGCTCCATCACTCGCGCCTTGCTCTCACTGAGCCACGCCTGCGTCTGCACCTCGTCCAAGCCCTTCTGCCGGAAGGCATCGGATTCACGGGCGATGGCGTCCAGCTTGTTCTGCAGGTCGGTCTTGTAGAGCGCATTCGCCTTGTCCACAACGTCCCGCTGAAAGTCGGCGTAAATCTTCGCTTCCTTTGCGAGACGGTATTCATCGATGAGATGAGGATCTGCGCCCTTCTGAAAGAAATCGAAGGCCTCACGATCCAGTGCATGAAGACTGTTCTGGATGTCCGTGTGTGTCAGTGTATATAAGCTGTCTGTCAGTTGTGCGGTCGCCTTTGCGGATTCACTGACTGTCTTTGCGGCATCTTTCTCAGCCGCCGCACGGATTGCCGCAGCTTTGGCATTCTGCTCCTGCGCCTTGGCATTCTTCTCCGCTTCGGCACGTGCCTTCTCCTCTGCCGCCACTTTCTCTTTTGCAAGTTTCTGTTGTTCTTGGTACTGCTTATATTCGTCCCCGTAGAGAGCATCGAGAACGCTGCCGCCGAGAAACGGAACAGCAATCAGCGGAGATGCCACAGGATGATTCTTTACGAGCCACGCATTCGCTTCTGCGTGTTCATTGACCTTGTGAATCTGCTCGCCGACAAAGCCCGCCAATTCTGCGACAGTCTTGAGTGCCTCGCCCCATCCGAGGACGGCGTCCTTGATTTCGTCCTTGTTATCCCGAATCGTCTCGATGAATGTCTGGAATCCATCGTTGATCTCGGGCATCAGCTCCTCGGCAGCAGGAAGTAGTGCCGCACCAAGCGCAAGTTTCAGTTGCCCTGCTTCCATCTCCATCGCACGCCATTTGAGATAGGTCTCATGCGCCTGTGCGGGGTCGAGCAGCCCCGTGGTCTTGACGCGAGATGAAATCGTCATCAGATCGTCATACTGCTCTAGAATCGGGATGAGCGCCGCACCACGCGCTCCGAGGACTTCTGCGGTATATGCTTCCTCCATCCCCGCTTCGCTTGCGGTCTTGTATCCCTTGGCAAGCTGCGCCAGCTGCTCATTGAGTGGGAGGAGATTCCCCTGCTGATCTTTGAGTGCGATCCCGAAGTGGGAGAGTGCGCGGGCAGTATCGTTGCCGCTCTCACCCGCAGATCCCACCTGCTTGTCAAGACGTGCAATGAGCGGAATGACGCTCTTGATGTCCGTATCCGCAAGCTGAAACACCCGATTGAGTGTCGCCGCCTCCCCCGCAGAGACGTGAAGCCGCTGTGTGAGTTTGTAGACATTCTCGCCCGCAAGCATCGCGTCCTTGGTGATGTTGAACAGCCCTGCGCCGGTTGCCGCGACTGCCATAACGGCGGCCATCTTTGTGGAGAGGATGTTGAATCCGCTCGTTAGATTCTTGCCCCCCGCCTGCGCCGCCGTCATTCCAGATGCAATGCGCCCGCCGAGTGTGCCGGAGAGTACCGCACTTTCCTTGAGGCGGTTATTCAGCTTTCGCACCTCGGCTTCGGTCTGAGCGACCGTCCGCTGCTGACGTAACAGGTTACTTTCAGCACGCCGATAGGACGCACTATCCACGCCGTCATTCTTCTTGGCAGACTGCAAAACAGCAGCAAGAATCTGTTCTTTTTGCCGCTGAATATCCAACTCGCGGTTGATCGCCTGATGACGCACCTTGATCTTGTCGAGTTCCGTCCCCACGCCATCGAGTTTCGCGAGGTCGGCATCCAGTTTGAGGTGAATGTTATTTGCCTTGCTGTTCAGCCACGCGATGGAGTCGGACACAGTTTTCCCCGCTGTGTCAAAGTCCAGCTGCAGCTGTGCAATATTGAGACCGATGTCGAGATAGAGTTCGTCGATCTTCTGTCCACGCTTTGCCACTCTATCTCCCTCCCTACATCACGTCGTCAATAAATCGCTCGGACGATCTTTCTTCGCAGATCGCCGTTACCACAAGCTGATCGAGCAGGAATCCAATCTCATGTGAATCAATCTCGTGCATCGTCCACCCGTAGGCGGACTGCAGCCGCTCGTAGTAACGCAGTAGATTCTGGTACGGGGAAAGAACTACGCCTCTTTCCCCGTCTCCCCGTTTGGGAGGTTCACCAATTTGGAGAAGGTCAGCGACTGAATCCATCGAAAGAGTGCGTGTGTCAGCGGCACAATGTCCGCCACATCGACATTTTCCTCCACGGATTCCTTCGTCACTTCCTCTCGTCCGAATCCAAGAACGATCAGACGGACGTGCGCATCCAAAAAGTCCTCAAGATTCATGTCCTGTTTGTCAGCATCAAAAAAGGCAAGGAACTCGCGCCACACCTTCATCTTCGGAGGATTCGGCACGATCTCCCTGCCCGCAATATGCAGTTTCGGTGTATCCATCGTAACCTCCCTCAGACCTGCTCGTACCACTTCGTTCCCGTCTCAGCGGCAAAGCCCGCCGCCTCCTCGTCTGCCTTTGCGTAGGACAGTCCGTCCGAGAGACGGTAGATTGCCTTTGCCGTGAGCGTCGGCGTATCGAACTGAATGCTCTCCTGCTTCGAGTTGCCGCTCTCCGAGGGTTCCGTGAATTGGACTTTGTAGAATTTGGTGTATCTCTTCTTGCCGTTGCGCTTATCCGACTGAAAGAGCACAGCAAAGTACGGCGCAACATCGTCCTTGCCCGCCTTCATCACGCCATTCTCGATACTGTGTCCCAGAAGGTACGCTGTGTATTCCAATGGAAGCGCGGCGGTATCGAAGGTCAGATCGTAGGATGCGGTATTGGATGCTGTATCCACGGACTGCCCGTCGGCGAAAAGCTCCGCTTGATTCGTCTGTGGCTTGATATCCACCTTGCGGAGCAGTTTTCCGAGCGGAATCGGAGCTTCGTAGGTCGCCGCTCCTCCTGCCACATCGGTGAGCATCTTCGCGATATGTAACTTCTGGATGTTGATGAACTGCCCGCTTGTCAGATTCCCTGCGGGCTTTCCTGTTGGTGTTGGACTTGGCATTTTATTCTCCCTCCACTGCTGTTCTGTAATCTGTGATTTCGACAAAAATGTCTTTCTCAACGAACTCCTGCCTCTGCGCACGGACAAAGCCGAGCGGCAAAAGCACATTCTGCACGGCTTTATGGATTTCCCGAAAGCGTCCGTCCTTCGTCAGAATGTGGATACGTACCGTGATTCGGCGTTCCAGTTCCGTACCGTCTGCCGAGAGTGCGGGAACGTCGGAAATGACGGAGTAGACGAGAATCGGATACGTCCCCGCATCGGGACTGCGCCCGTGATAGATGCCCTTCTTTCCGTGAGCGAGAAGCTGCGTCAGCTCCCTCGAATGAGAAAGTGCCTGATATACGGCTCGTGCAACACTCATTTCCCTCTCCTCCGTATCGCAGACCTTACGGCATCGACGATAGCAGAACGAATACCGTCCTTCTTGGCATCGAGCGCGGGATAGAGAAACGGACGGT